TGATGGAACGAAGACGCATGAGGTTGTCAACACTTGCCTTGTAACAGCCTATCAACGTAAAGTCATGCTCTACCCAGTCGGGTTCAATGGCTTCTATCGCGTCGCTGTCAACGGCAATACACTCCAAATCGTCGTAGCCGTTAGGGGTCGTGAAGACAAATGTAACTGCATTGGCTGGTACTGAAACAAATACGTACTCACCCTGCACAAAGTCGCTTAGCGAATGTGTGATGTAGGTAATGACTGAACTCAGCACCTTGCCGTCCTTATCAAGGAACATACCGCCTATCAGATTACTGTTGATACCAGGCCAGCGCACCTGCTTCATGTTCTCCACATTCATGCTGTACACATTGTTGGCACTACTGTCCGTCAAATTGTCTGCATTGAACACGTCGCCGACGTTGAAACCACTCACATACACACTCGACAAACCTTTCAGAAGCAAGTCGCCAAGTGCATGACGGTTGATGTTGCGAGCCGTTGAACGTGGCTCATTCACCTCCGTCGAGAAAGCAGTGTACTTCTTGTTGTTCACATAGTCATTGATACCCTTGTACCAATAATGAGGAACACCCAAGAAAAGGTCGTAACCTGCTCCGTTCGTGTCGGTGATGTCGCAGTCAAGACCGTTGGCAAGTCTGCGCATGTTGTCATCGCTAACCTGCTCCAACTGCATCTTGCTCGTCCGCTCGTTGTAAGTACCTTTATAGACGTGCATCTGACTTTGCAACTTGGTAATGTGTCCGCTTGGCTCATAGCCGTCACCCTCACCATCAGTAGTATTGTTGTCGAGGTTTCGGATATTGCCGTCAAACTCCATTGCATCATCAAACTCTATCAACGTATATTGCGCATTGTATAGCGTGAGGTTCGGGAAGTATGCTACAAGATTGGCAAAGATGGCATCCTCAACGAGGTTGCTCATAATCCAACTGCCGTTCATGCCGTCGCAAACATTTGTCTGCTCACTTCCTATTCCGCGAGTGCCAAGGCTCTGCATGGCTTCAAGGGTTCTGCTGTTGCCTGTCATATCGTAACTGTCTATCTGCACTTCTGCAAGACGTGCGCCAGCATTGATAACATCGGCAAGCAACTGTTGCGCGTCTATGCTCGGACAACCACTTAACTGTATGCGAGTGACGTTCGCCAATCCGTCAAATGATACACCGCCATTGGGATAGCCAAGACTGGGCAGGTTCACGAATGACAGTTCCGTCATGCTTGATGGCAAAGTCAGCGTCTGCAAGGGTGACGATTGCGCAGGGCTGAAAGAGCGCAACAGACTACCGTGGGCTTTCACTGTCTTCAGACGTGGGCAACCTGTGGCGTTCAATGTCAGTATCTTGGTGTTCCTAATGTCTATCTCCTCCAAGAATGGCATTTGACCAAGGCTCAACGCTGACAGAATATCGTCTGTGTACGATGGCGTATAACTCTCTCCACCGATGATGAGTTTCCGCAATAACGTACAGTCGGCTATAACCCAGTTGCTGTTTTTCGGTGTACAGCCGCTTAAATCAAGTTCGCTCAGTTTATCAGCACCGAAGATATAGATAAGTTTACCACCGACACCTGCAGCAGCCTCAGTAAAGGTGTGGCTCTCACCTGCGCGCAGATAACATGAGTATTTCGCGCTGCTGGTGCTGTCAACGCCCATGCCAAAGTAACCGTCCTGTGCTGCCGTAATCTTCACGGTGATGGCTCCCATCACACGCGCTTGGAAGAAATGCTTGAACAGGTCGCCTGTCTGATAGTAGCCGTCGCGGTAGGCGAAACGCTTGCGTTGGAATGCTGGCAGACTTTCAAGACGCAAACCGTGCAGTGCCGGATAGTGGTTGTCTGCTGCCGTCGCGGTCTCAATATACTTGCGCTGACCGTCGAAGCTGCTCACTACCTTTGGCCACTTCAAGATGCGGTTTGTCATCCAGTAACGGTAGCTGCCTGCTGCACTGAATATCTCCAGTCCTGCGCCTGTCTTGGCAGAACGCATGGCGGCGGCGGTATCATGCAAGGTCAGCTGTGTGCCGTTATCATCAATCCAAACGCCCTCGCCTCTTTCAAACAGGGCAAACGACTGGCGGAACATCACACCGTCCCAACCTTGGTACAGGTGGCTGTTCGCTCCGTCCATATCCCAAGGGATAGTCAGATAACAGTCGTTGTCGCCCTCGTCAACACTATCACCATCATACCAGTGGTTGAAGTAGTAGCGCATGTTGCCGTCAGTCTCTTTATAGACTGCTATCATCATGTTCTTGGCTCGCTGGTCAACGGTAGCCTTATAATCCGATGCCACAATATAGTGGTTCGTGCTGTAAGGGTTGAAATAGTGGTGCATCTCATGCTGCCACTTCAACAGACGGTTGGCCTTGGTTCCTGCTACGGTATTGCCGTCAAGGGTGATGGTGAGCGATGCACCGTCGCCGTTGAAAATCTTTTCGCTGCCGTCGGGGTTCAGTGCGGCGTTCTCTTCGTGGTCGTCTGTGAGGTTCTGATTACACTGCTGACAGAACAACAGTTCACGGAACAACTGATAAGGTACCTTTCTACCCTGTGCGTACAGGTCGTTCAAATCATCATCGTCGGGGTAACGGCTCTCGTAGTATGTTGACCAGATAGGCACGTCGCCATCATCGGTGTGCAGCGTTTCAAGCATATCATCGACGCTGTTCACACCCTGCTGCCAACAGAACTCTTGATACTGGCGATACTCGTAACACTCAACAGGGTTAAGCACTCTGCCTACAATCACCCACTTGCCAGTGCTGCTATCGTAGGTCATGCTGCCTGTGGTGTCGCGCCATACGCCACCAGTGTACTTGTAGTACTTGCCGTCGGTGCTGCGATAGACAGTTGCCCAGTCGTAATCGCTGACATCATCTGCAGCAATCTCTGCGCCTGTTTTGTCAACCTCAAGGAACTCGGCTACGGCATCGGTCTCTGTCATGGCTCCTGTGCCGTCGTTCTCTATGAAGCGCGTCTCGGGGCCACAGAACTCACTAATCATATAGAGCATTCCGGGGATAAGCGATGCTGAACCAGCAAGCACCGTTGCCTTGTAAGCGTCAATGTTGGTGCCTCGCGGTGTAACAATCTCCTTGAAATCGCCATAGTTCACACAGCCCTTGTTGTAGCCAGGCACATCTTCGAAGCCGAAGAAATGGGGGTTGCCCTTGTCGGCATTGAAGTTAGCCTTGCTGTGGAAGTAGGCGTTTTCGGGAAGCGTAGCGGCCTCGGAACCTTTCTCATGTCCGATGCGGTAGTCCGTGCGGAACAATGCACAGGTAACACCATCAATGGAGGTGTGCAGCTCCTCGCTGCTGTCAGTGTTGAATATCTGTGCAGGGGTCATGTAGTTTCTACCCAAGGCAATCTGAACATCATTCATCTGCTCCATCAGTGCACAGTTATTCGCACCGGCACTGTCCGAATAGTCCACCTTGATAGTGATGGTGCTGATAGGGGTGCTGCCGTCCTTGATGCGTATCTTCTTCTTTGCATCGAGTTCCACTGCCTCGTCGTACTTGGCAAGAATGGTTTCGTCGCCATTATACATCTTGCTGACCTCTTCGCGCGTATGCAGCATGACAATGCGCTTGGCTTTCTTTGCCTTGCCTTTCTTGTTCTTGATTGCGTAGGCAAGTGTAGATGTACCTTGGTTCGTGACGGGGATAGCCTCAATCATACAGTCTGCCCAAGGACGGTCGGGGAAGTACAGATACCAGTCCATAAGCACCTGTGTCTTCTTGTCCTTGATATTCTCGATATAGTCGGGATAGTATATCTCGCTATCCGTCACGGCTGCACCGTCCTTGCTCAGATTGGCATCAGAAGTGCGGGTCTCAACACAAACCATCACACCACGGTCGATCAACTTCTGCATATCGGGGCGAGGTTTCGTCACACCCTCTGCCGTAACGTCTGCCATCACTTGGTTCTGCTCATACTCGGTAAGCATAGCCTGCGTGTCGGTAAGGTTCACAATGTAGTTGTTGAATGCCTGTATGAAATCGTAGTAGGTATTCCACCTTACAATCTCATACAGATACAGGTCTGCATCCGTACCGTCGAAGTGGATGGTGTCGTTGAAAATCGGGAATGCGCTGCTGGTGTCTATTGGCACACAAGCAGCCATATCACCGTTTTGGAACACTTTACACAACATCACACCACTGTATGGAGCGCGTGCTTGCGGCTCTATCACGATGTCAAATCGGTACACCACATCGTCAAGATATGAGGTCGCGGCTGTTGTATGTACGTTGGCGAGTGCCTCATCGCTATCACCGTTTGTAGTGACGATGAACTTCTCACCAGTAAGCACGAAGCCGAGACGCTCACCAAGACACTTGATGATATGAGCGTTTCGCTTAGCGATGTTCTTCACCTTGAACGTCATTGAAAGAGCAAGTCCATTGGTAGGGATAGAGGTGCTGGCAAAAGGCTGGTCGGTACACTCAGCCTTGACGTTCTCTGCCACACGTAGCGACATACGGCCACCGCTCTGCTCGGTACCGAACGTGTCAAGCACAAAGCCGTTGGTGGAGTAGTTCGAGCCGGTAACAACAATCTCTTTCTCCGTTCCGTCGGTGGCTTGGGTCTTGATGGTCTTGTCGGTGTCGGTGTTGCTCCTACCTGCGAGGCTTATCTTATACAAGGCCCCCTCGGTCTCGGCAATATCCAGCAGCGAACCGTTGACAAGCACCTCGCGCGTCTCTGCCAAAGAAGCAACGCCGCAGGTGGCATCGAAAGTAAGAGTGTCGCCCTGACTGTAACCAACGACGCGCTTTTCTATCGTATAGTACCTGTTGCGGTACATAGAACTCTCACTAAGGGTCTCTGTCGTGTCTGTGGTCTCGTTGGTCATGGTAACCTCTACGACGCATGGGTTCTTGCTACGTTGGTAGCAGGCAAGGTCTATCTTCAGCGTCTCAAAGAGTTTCACTTCGCCGTCGCTGTCGTCGCTCCATCGTGCCACAACAATAGGCTTGTCGTAGTCGGCAACTTCCTCACGCTGCTCTATCACCATCACTGCGGTATGCAGCACGTTACCTCGCGTGCCGCTGGCTACGTCGGTACCCTGTATGCGGATGGGGTATGCACCATGTCCTAACCCTGTCGGGTCGATGCTCACATTGTGGGGATAGGTGTCGTTGACAACAACGTCCTGCAGTGTTTCCCAGTCGCCGTTCTTGTATATCTCCACAACGGTTCTGATACCTCTGTCACTGGCATTGTTCGGGAAGCGATACATCGGGATAGATGTTTTCTGTCCTCCCACCTGTAACGAGGTCTCACGTGTATAGTTGAGGGTCTGCACACTCTCGCACGTTACATCAACGGCAATAATGCTGATGTTCTTTGTGGCGGTGTTGCCTCCATCGTCAGTGATAACAGCTTGCAGGGGCAATTCTCCTGCGTTCTGACACAGGCTACTCAAATCGAACTCAAAGGAGTAATCGGTAAGTGTGGCACTCGATGCCTTTCTCGGATTGAAGAAAGCAACGGTATTCTTCGTGGTGCGGTTCACGAAGTTTACACTCATGATGCTGTTCGATGTCTCTTGACTGCCTGCCTTGGTAACAGACATGATGGCAGCTTTCACGAGGAACGAGCCACCTGCCTTGCCGTAGAAAGGATTATCCTTGAACGCTACGGCAATGGTAGTACCTGTGCCACCACCGCTGCCGGTGCCGACATTAAACTGTATCTCGTCGCCTACATCGTCGCCCTCGGCATTAACAAGTTTCAGCTTCACTACACCCTCGGTCTCGGTGTCAACGTCCAGTCCAGCAGGGATATGGGTGTATGCACCACCAGTAGAGAGTGCATCTTTACCGTCTTTCTCCGGCTCGTCGCTGGTCTCTACCTCGCTCCCCCCTCCGAAGTCTTTCCACAAACCTATCTCACCGAAGCCTGTCACCTCGCCTTGGAACTGTTTTGTTTCCATCACATTCTCGGCGGTGCGGTAACTGATGATAAGTCCTTTCTTGGCATAGCTCACACCTGTCTCACGCTGATATTCTATCAGTCGCGTAACGGCTGTTGCCAGCGTGTAGAATTCACCTGCCACTGGTGCGCCTATCATATCGTCGATGATGATGTAGGTCTCGCTGCCTGCGGCAAGACTTCCAAAGTCTTTCCAATTCTCGGAGTTATACCAGTTGACTTCGTTCACGGTCTTACCAATGAACTGATAGGTTTTCCATATTCCCGAACCTACCTCAAAGCTGATGATAAGTCCGCTGGTCGCTTTCTTAGCGTTCCATGCTGCATGAACGGCTGATATGCCTGTGTTCTCGGTGTCGCACAGTACATAGTAACCACTGATGGGAACTTGGTTGGTAACATTGAAGATACCGCTGGAGTTGGAGCCACCAATCTGCTTCAAGTCTGCATCGTCGGCATCGTACATATAGATGTCGCTGCCAAGGATATATTGCTTCTCGGTATATGGAGTAGTGGTGTTTGGCTGCATCCACTTGTCTTGCGTATTCCATGCATTGTAGTATTTACCATCGCGCTTCACGACGAACTGCCCAAGGCTCTCTGAAAAGTAAACTTCGGACGGAAGTACATTCGTAATTCCTGTCTGCTGTATGGTGATTGCGCCTGTCACGATGCCACCAATCTTAATAGCGTGATGAGCCTTGTTATCGGCTTCAAGAGCCTCATCGCCATCCACCACTATACGATTAAGTTCTGTGATGCGGTCGTCCAATCCATCAAGGTTGTCGTAGATTTCCGAGCCAAACAGCTCCTGCACCCATTCGGGAACATCACTACCTTGGTAATGGCCATCGAATAAAAATGGGTCATTTGCACCGTCGGTGGAATAACACACACATTCAACGACACGTGTTCCAAATCGGCTTGCCATCGTTTCGTCACCTCGATGCAAACAGAACACTATCCATGTAGTATCACCATTCGACAATGTGCAAAGACGGCACTCTACAGGATTGCCGTTATATACATACGCACCAGCCTTTGGCAACACGGAGTTTTCTTCCATGTAGTTGGAAAGTTCTACGATGTACGCTTTCTTCTGCTCGTCTGTTGAGAGTGATTGTAAGGCCGCGGCGGCAGTTGACATTTGCTGTGCAAGTGCCGTGATGTTGGTCTCGTTCGTGTCTGCCTTGCTCTTGGCTGCATTGGCGGTATTCTGTACGTTGTTCAGTTGGTTGCCAAGCGTCGTAAGCTGCTGCGTGTGACTGGTGATGTTGGTCTCGGCGGTCTGTACCCTTGCCGCTACCTCGTCAATATCCTCCTGCAACTGCGCAACGCCCTCGGTGTACTGGCTCATGTCAACAGTGACTTCTATTGTGCCACCTGTGGCAACCCAGTCACCACCATTGCCGATGTAGGCAGTGAAAGGTGTTGAGGCACCGACACCTGCCATCCAGCCGTCATGAGGATTGGGATATGCCTCGCGCAAGGCTTGAACAGTAAGGAACACGCCCTTGTTAGCACCCTTGATGTTAGGTGCTTCAAGCCACCCATCTACTTTGAGATTGTGGCCGATGTGAGCACTTCCGGCTATCTCCGCTTTGCCTCCAAGCGAGACATTGCGACCGACGGAAACGTCACCATCTATCTGTGTTGTTTTGATTGAACTCATATCTGTTTTACTTTAAGAATGTTTGCGCCAACTCGGAGACAGAGTTTCCTTTCTCCGTCTCTCCGCAGGTCAATAGTGTCAATCCTGCCGCTGTATAAACCACGGCATTGTAGCAACGCTCGCAAATATCCACACCATTGTCTTCGTCTATCTTCGGATAGGGAATGTACATGGCACGGCTCACCTGCGCATTCTTGCTCTTGCACGAATAGAACTCCAGCACTCTGCCCTCGGGACGTATCGCTATGGCACAAACAGGACGCTGTGCCGTTCCACGAATACCCTTGAACCTGCTACGCTGCTTCTCATATTCGGGGTCGTCGGTGCTGATGGCTTGATACACTGCTTGCTCCCAGTCGTCCATTTCAAAAACGACAAGGCGCAAGAAGTCCTGTGGCAAAATCACCCAGCCGCTTTCCAACTCTCGCCAATATACAGCATCACCGAAGTTGTGACCTCCCTCCAACAGATAGTTGGGGGCATCACGGTGTACACGCAATATGGCTTCCAGTATCTTCGACTTAATGATTTCGTCAAGTGAGAGGGTATCAATATCGCCACTCTCCACAAGTGCATCGCTTGTCATGTTTTGGTCGATGCAGATGCGAACGTCCTGCATTATCTTGTCGATTTGATATATCATGACACGATGGGTTAAGCGGTGAATACAAATTCTACTCCACACTCCTTGCAAGCTGCATCAAATGCGCCCTGCGTGCGGAGCTTGGTTGCAGTATAGCCCTTGTCGGCAAAATGCTCTTTGAGGTACTCAATAGCTTCGCTCTTGTCGGCTACGCGGATTGCACCATCTTCGGCATCGTCCTGTGCTGGCTCGCCTGTCTCTTCTTCCTGTGCGTTCTCATCGGGGGTGTTGTCCTCCGCTGGTGCTGGTTCCTGTGATGGCGCAGGAGCAACTGGAGTGATTGTTTCCTCTTTTACAGGCTGGTTTGCTGCTGGTGCTGGCTTTGGGATTGCCATACGCCTGTGTTCACCTGCTATTTCCTGCGACATAACCAAGATGATAAACCCATTCTTGAACTCCTTGGAGTTCTCAATGACGAATTGAACGATGGGGTCTTTGGTCATGAAGTATGCTGGCTGCGCACCACTCGGTGATGCTGTGCCACCAGTGAACGAGACAGACACTTCCAAACTACCTGCCTTTACTTTCCCGTGCCATTCCGTAAGGTCGGGAACTCCGTATGTCTTTACTTTCATAATGAAGAATTTTAGTTGGTTTTACAAATGTTTAGGGTTCACCTTGCGGCTCTGTGTCACCTCCTTGTTCGGTGTCACCTCCTTGTTCGGTGTTATCGCCTTGCTCAGTATTGTCTCCCTGCTGCTCGGTGTTACTATCAGTGCTATTCTCACTTGCCTGTGTCGTTGGCTCTGACAACAGGACAACGCACATCTGACGATTGTCACGTGTGGAATAACCACTAACCGATGCCACTACATATCCGTCAGCGATACATCCTGCCAACGGCTGGCGTTGGAGAATATCAGTGCCAATATCTCCCTCGCAAATGAATACTTTCTGTGCCATATTCTTTTATCTTTGAAATGTTAAACAAAAAAAACAGGGACGGACGGCATAGAGTTGTCGCGTCCGTCCCTGCGGCTTGCTTTACATATCCTATTACTCAGCAGAAATAGGACCGTAGAACTTCGTCCAGCCTCCAGCGTTGCTGTTAGCAGTGGCAGAATACTTATAGGCATCGCCAGCGTCAACAGTAACCGTCTGAACAGTGTTACCACCTGATGTTACAGTCAACGTCATTGCGTTGGCAAACACGTAGATGATACCGTCTTCAAGGTCGTTGCTGGTAGGTGCAGTGGTGCTGCCCCACAGACGGAACTCGTCTGCATTTGGTGCGGTGTCGTCGTCGTCGTCGTCACCATCAACCCAAATGTGGCAGTTGCCTTTCAGTCCGAGGGCATCGCTCACGAGTACACCGTTGCGTGTTGCCTCCTCGCCGAGTACCTCCTCGGTGTAACTTGACTCACCACGACGAACATAGTGAACAAGGCGGTCTTCACCGATGATGATACCACTGTTCTGATAACCGCAATCATTCAGAGTTTCCTCCAGTTTGATTTGGATTTCACCGAAGATACAGGTGAACTTGGTTACCTTCCAGCCAAGTGTCTCATTGGTGTAAGGTTCCATCTTGACTTCGGGGTGCTTCGTCCAGTCGATGAGCTGGAGAGACATACCGAGGTTCTCGCCAACGAGCCAAATACCGCTCTTAGGCTTATCAGCTCCACCGTAGTACAGCTTGATAAGTGCCATAACGTCCTCAAACGTCCATGCGCCACGGTGCTTAACCTCACGCTTCACCTGCCAACGTACACCATTGGTAGTGTAGTCCCACTGGTCGTCACCCATGCTGGAGCGAACAAGCATCTTGTTCTGCTGCGAAATGAGCAACGTGCGGTTACCTGCTGCCTTGAACTCACGCAACTGTGCCTCTGCCTTGACAGCCTCATCGTAAGGAATTTCCATGTTCTGGTCGGCAAGGTACTTGGAAACGATGCTGGTCATGCCGCGCTTCTGCAAGTACAGGTCGTCGGGAACAGGGATGATAGTATTTGGGTCAACCCATTTCTGAGTTTCATAGAGAGAGTTAGCCATGCGAACCAACTTTGTACCTGCAACAATCACGTTGGTGTTGTTGGCTGCTGGGCTGCTACTGGTAGGCAGACTGCCGTACTGGTCTGTGGCAGCTTGCTTAACACCGTTGGTTGCAACACATGTGATGGTATCGTCGCTGTTCACGCTCTTTACAAAGAGCTGCAACGGACGACGGGTAATCACATTGCCTGTGCCTGTCACATAGTTGTAGCCTTTCACGCCTTTCACCATGAGGGTATCATAAGCGCGTACCTTGCCCTTGTCGGCATTGACGAGGGTGATAATGTTTCCGTTGACACTTGCAACAGTGACAATAGGAGTACCTTGGTCAATGGCATAGTGCTTAACTTCCATAGACTTCACGTTCACGCGCTTTGCCATCAGCATCAACTGCATCAGTGCGTTTTGGTCACGCTCGAACATGAAAATACGTTTGTCAACTTCGGGCATGACAAGTTCGCCCATGCCGCCGGAGGCATTCTGAACGCCGGAGACGGTGGTAGGTGCGCCACCTATCTGCGTCTGAAGACCAGCCGAGCCGGTTCCCATTGTTGGGGTCACATCAGTAGGAGTGCTGGCACTACCGCTGTTCTGTGTCTGAGTGGTGGTTACTTCTTCCATTTTTCTGAAATTTTAGATTGTGAATAATAATGTTTTAACCAATATCTTTCTTGACAAGACTTGCATTTCCTGTGGCTTTCCCTGCTTCCATGAGCGTGCTGACTGTCGTACAACACCCTCCAAGATGCGACCGTAACCCTGCCGTTCCTTTGGATGGAGAAACAGGTTTGGGTTCGGGAAATTCTACACGCATACTCATATCATATTATTTTGCTGCATCTGCGTAGTCGAAAATGTTCATCGGTTTCTTTCCTTGACGAGTAGGCGCGTTGTTGCTTCCTGCAAGGTTAGGAGTACCGTCACCTGTAGTTGGTTTGCGCAACTTCTCGTCAATCTTGGCGTTCCTACCTGCCACCGTCCCCTCGGTGCGTGCGTTCTGTACGTCTGCATCGTGGTTTACGGCTTTCAGTGCCATGTCGATGTCTTCCTCCGTGAATGTGCCACGGATAGCAGCATCGGCAACGTGATGAAGATAGTCCCAAGCGGCATCTATCATATCGTCGCTAATGCCACGCTCTTGCTTCATTCGCTCCAGCATCGGGAGGGTGACTTCTTTCATGTTCTTCTCATACTCCTCCTCCAGCGACTTCTCTTTGGCAAGACGCTCAACATACTTCTTGTTGGCTTCTGCATACGCTTCCTGCTTGCTGGGGTCGTTCATGAGGTCGGTAATGCTGTCGATGCCAAGACGCTCTATCACGGCAAGCCAAGGGTCGTTACCCTTTGCCATGTCTGCAATGAACTGTGCAGCACGGTTGTCTTTCGACAGGAGGTCGGTCAGACGGCTCTCACGCTCTTTGTACTGACCAAGTTCGTTGTCGTACTGGTCGTAATCATCGTTGATTTGACCAAACAATGCCTCATCGTCCGCATAGTCGCGGTCGGGATATTTCTTTTTTAGTCGCTCGCCGAAGAGGTCTCTTTTACTCTTGGCAGGTGCTGTCGGGGTCTGATTTTCAGCCATGATGTTATTTTTTATATGGTTTTACCTGTTTTCCTTCGGCAAATTTACAAACATAGTCTCGCTGTTTTTTGTTATCTTTTGTGTCAGTATCTCGGAATTTATTTGTACCTTTATACCGCTATATCAGTGCTTTATAAACTAAAACTGTACGATAATGGGTTAAGATGAAGTATCATGGTTGTATCCTTGAGTTCACAGATGAACGAAATGACGAACTGATGAGAGCGTTCCGTGAAGCAATCAACAAACGGACGTTCATAGACATCACGGAAATTTCGGAAGAAGTGATGAACATGCCTTGCTCTCGCTTTTGGGTTTCTGAGGAGAGGGCTATGGTGGTGGTCGCTGCGCTTATCAAGGGAAAGCCTGTACTCGATGCTATGCGACCAACCAAACGAGAAATGTTCCAAGAGATATACAACCGCGTGCTGGCTCTGCAAAAGCAATTTCCAAAAGCATCAATGTTTGAACTGGTGCTGAAAGCCGTCAACTCACCGGCACCAAAGTTCTACATGACACCTCGCAGTGCTATGGAAACAATATACAAGATAAAAAAGGGTTTCTATGAAAAACAAAACCGACGTTATTAACCGATGGTTGCTGCCGATACAGGTCGCTGCACAAGACTGGCATTGATATTGTTCACGCGCTTCACTATCCGAGGCAGCTCCATTTCATGATAACATACTTGCATACCTATTGCGCGTGTCATTAGGCGGTCGTCGTGATAACCCTCCATAGCCTCAAACACATTGTTTTCAGTCTCAACGTATGTAAGATATTCGTCAAGGCACGCTTCTTCTCTCTCGATATACAAGCGTTCCCTTATCACAACTTTCAAATTATAAATCACTACTTTCTTCGTCAATGGGTTGGTGTGGTAGCCGTACTTCTTGGGCAGTCCTTGCCTAATGTCTTCTGCGCTCTGCTTGCGTGCATATAGTTGTCTGCCGTAAACCTCATGTATGAGCGTCAAGATATACTCTGCCTCTCCCTTGGTGTTGTTGGTTTCAAGGGTGTTGCTTTCTATCACCAGCAGGGCATTGTTATAATATGCCGCTACCTGCGTGGCTTTCCATGCCAGTTTATCCATGTCGATGTTTCCGTGCCATTCTTCTGCGACAACAGGAGGCTCGCCATCCATCATAAACAGGCGGTCTATTACAAG